GGGGAACAGATGTTGTTACGGCAGACCAGATTTGGAAGGATTTTCAAGGGAGGCATCAGAAGACGCTGGACGCCTATAATGAAAATCTGAAGAGGGTTCAGACTGAACAGGAGGAGATTTCCCGCCGGATAGTGGATTGCGTAGCCGGGAAGGAAGGCAGCTGGGACGCGTGTCCTGCCGATTTGCTGAAGTATGCCGAGAGTCCGCAGAAGGCTGCCGATTCCATCATGAGGGCGCGGCGGGCGTATGCTTTTGCCGAGAGGCGCGGGTTTGAGGATGTCTGGCGCTCCGACGCGCTGGACATGGCCGATCTGCTGACAGTGAATGTCAACGGGAATGAGGTGCTGGACCAGCAGGCGTTGATGTTGCTGATGACCGCGATTGACCGGAAGGTTCAGGAGAGCCAGACGGATTCCGCTGCTTTCTGGCGCAATTTGTATAGAAGTTTTGCCGACACGGCGCGCGGCGCGGAGAGCCTGGGCGTGAAGGCGGTTCAGGCGGTGAGGGGCATTCCCGGCATGAGCGGAATGGAAGAGTGGTATTCCAATAATATTGCTCCCCTGCAGGGGGTGAAGGATACGTTTGACGGACAAAGGCAGCTCTTCGACCGCTACGAGCAAAGACGCGAAGCGCTGAATACGATGCAGGATGTGATGCACGAGTTCGGACAGCGGATGCGGGGCACGAGCCCTGATGCGTCCTGGTACGTCAAGGCGATTAACGGAGCCGGGAATATCACCGGGCAGAGCCTTTCCTACATGGCTCCCGGCGGCTGGGCCCTGGCGCTGGCCGGGGATATGGGGCACGCCGGGAATGCCGCCTCCCGCAACGGGGATTCCCTGGTGGACGTGACGATCAACGGGCTGCGGAATACGGTGGAGGAAAAGGGGTTTGGGGTGTTTTCCGTGTTCGGGCGCATGGGGGCCATCAACAAGCTGATGACCAGGACGGGAACCGGCGCCCTGGCGAGACTGGCCGCGAAGGTGCCGGGGCGCACGTTTTTTGCCGGGACGAGAACCGGCAAGATGCTTTCCACCCCGGCGTTTGCCTACGTGGAAGAGATGGCGGCGGAACCTCTGGCCGGGGAGTTGTTCGAGTGGACGGCCCGGAAGTTGTCCGGGATGACGGGAATGGAGGTGAAGCCGAAGGATTTCGAGGTGGTGGGCCCCGTGCTTCAGGCGATGGGGGATGTGGAGCAGTCCGGCGGATGCGCGTTGTTTGTGGCGGCCATGGCTGCCGGCCACGCTCCGAGGATGAAGCAGGAAGTGGCGGCGTTCGTGACGGATGCGCAGCGGGCCCAGCTGGCCGGATATACGAAGAAGCATGCCGAAGAGATGGCGTCTTTTTCCACGGCGGAGCACAAGGCTGCGCTGGCCCAGAAGTATTTCGAGACTGATGTATTGAAGGATCCAGAAGGAGCCGCCGAACGGGCGCGGAAGGCCGGCGCCGAGCTGGCGGACCGGCAGGAGGCCCGGCTGTACCAGATGTCCGGCGCTCTGGACAAGGTGCTGGAGAAGGCCAACATTGGCCGTATCCGCAAGCTGGAAGGAACGGACAGGTACGAGGTGAGCCTGCGGGAGGGCGCTGTAGTGAACGGCGTGAAGATGGAGGAAGACAGGAGCGTGGAGATGAACGAGGAGCAGACGGACGCCCTGGTTCAGGTAGTGCTGCAGGGGGCTTATTTGAATGGCGTCCGCGTGATGCAGGATGCCGTGCTGGGGAATGCCGCGATTTCGGAAGCCGGGAAGATGGATTTTATTGAGACGCTGGATATGTTGTCCGAGGAAGCGCCTGCGGAGTACCGGAAGGCGGCCGCCGAAACCGGAGGGATGACCGTCCCGGGGTTGATGGATGTGGCCGCGCGAGCCCAGGCGAGGATTGACGCGATTGTCCGGGAAGAGGGCGTGTCCGTCCAGGAAGCCAGAAGCAGGACGGATGCCGAAGTGATGGGGAAGGTTCAGCTTGGTTCCATTGCCGATTTGGCGGCGGCTTTTGAGAGGCGTCTTGATCATGCAGTGCGTTCCGGAGAGATTACGAGGGGGAGATCCGAGGAGATCAGGAACGGCACGGCGGCGGCCAGCTTCGCCCACCGGTTTACGATGGCGACCGATCCTGGGAGTTCCCTGCTGCTTTACGCAGGAGGCCATGCCACGACGGCCAACGTGATGGAGGATGTGCAGGAGTCCGCCCTGGTTCATTACATGAACCTGACCGGGAAGGATTGGCAGGATTTGTGGGAGCATTTGCAGGCGGCGGACGCCGTGTTGGGAAGGTACGGCGTGAGTCTGGGGACGTATGAGGGCCCGGCGCATGATGCCAGGGACGTGGTGGAAAGTTTTTCCAACCTGTCCCTGTCTTCCTCCCTGGCGGATATTGAGAGCCTGCCCGTGCCACAGTGGGTGAAGGACACCGCGGAGTTCGCCCTGAAGAATCTGGAGGATTCCGCCCGCATCATACGCATGGGCGAGCAATGGAACGAGTTTGCCGCGACGGACGAGGGGAAGAAGTTTATGGAAGAGCACGGAGGCCTGGCAGACGCCCTGCAGGCCGTGGGCGTGAGTACGGAGAGCGTTTTCCGCCAGGCGCGGATGGATGCCGCGCAGAAACTGGATGTGGAGATGGTGCACGCGGACCTTGCTTCCCGCAGGGCTCCGGGGGATGCCACGATGACGCTGGGCGAGCTGGAGGCACTGGAAGAGTCCATGGCGCGGATGGATGCCGCGGAGGATGTGGAAGAGACCGCGGAAGAGGAGGATGAGACTGATCCCGTGACCGGCATTGCCGGGAATTCGGCATCCCCCGCTCCGCTGGTGGAGGATGCCGGCGGCTCCCTGGAGGGGGTGGGGGAAGAGGCCGAACACGATGAAGAGGCCGGCGCGGAGTTCCGCGATCACGCGTTTGTGCGGGTGGCGCCGGATTGCGTGTTTGCCCAGGTGCGGGTGGATTCCCTGGCCCTGGCGCCGGATGTGGAGCAGTTCAAGCAGGGAGATCATAATGAACGCGGAGCCGTGAAGGGGCGCGAGCTTCAGGGACGGTTCCGGGAAGACGCCCAGCCCATTTCCGTGTGGCGGCGCAGGGATGGAGCCCTGCATGTGATTACCGGACGCCACCGGTTTGATTTGGCCGTGCGCGACGGGGTGGAGTTTATTCCGGCTTACGTGTATGAAGAAGATGATGCGCATGACGCCACTTGGGCGAAGATGCACGACGTCGGGCAGAATATGCTGGACGGTCAGGCGTCCGCGCTGGAGGTGGCTTTTTTTGTCCGGAATTCCAATATGGGCCGGGACGAGATGGAGGCGCAGGGGTATTTGCGCCCCGGTTCCGCCAATGTGATGGGCTGGGATATTGCCACCCTGGCCGGGGATGAGGTGTTTACCCGCCTGAAGAACGGGGTGATTACGGATAACGAGGCGTGGAAGGTATGCCGCCTGTCTTCAACGGAGGCGGGACAGATGCTTGCCCTGCAGCTGCGCGAGAAGGGGAAGCCGTGGGATTACGTGGCGGCCTATGTGAAGGAGGCGGACCGGGTGGCTGCGGAGAAGTCCCGGGAGGGAGAGGCGTTTGATTTGTTCGGCAACGATACGTCCTGGCAGGAGGATTGCGAGAAGGTGGCCCGCTTTGCGGCCCGGGGGATTTCCCTGATTGCCGAACGCCTGTCCCTTCTGAAGAAGTCCAGAGGCATCAGCCGGCGGAAGGATTTGGCGGGCAGGATGGGCATCCGCCTGGAGACGGACGCAGATTTGAATGCGGCCATTCATGATTTGGAAAGAGCCAAGGGGGCATGGCAGTCCCATGACCCGGCGCTGCACCTTCATGACCGCGCCCTTGCCTGGGACGGCACGAGTGAAGTGAATCCGTTCGAGCGTGTGCCCGTTTCCGGGGCGACGTTTTCCGTGGTTGCCATGGATAGTTCCGGAACTGTCCTGGCTCCGGAGACGTTCGTCACCCGGGAAGACGGAAGTCCTGACTGGTTTGTGATTCCGCGCCGCAAGAGGCAGCCAGCCATGCCGGTGCGGCTGCTGGTGGGTTCCGATGTCGGGGAGCATCGCGGCTATGGACTGACCCATATCCTGGCTTCCCGCGGGTTTTCCTTCTGGAAGGACCGTTCCCCGGAACGCTATATCAGTTCCATTCTGGCGAATGTGAGCGAGCTTTACGAGGTGGCGCCCGGGCGTGAGCTGCTGGTTAAGGGAAGGCAGCCTTCTTCATGGATGCTGCTGCAATTGGACCGGAAGGACGGGTTTTATTCCATTGTCTCGGCTTATCCAGTGCGGCAGGGCAAGAAGCCGCTGGGGAAGAAGCTCCCCCTTGCAGAGCGACAACCTGCAAACGCGAATAGCGGCACCGCGCGCCTAGGTCCAGGATCGGCAAGCAAGGCCGCTCTGCCGTCCCAATCCGCTGGCGGGGGAGATGGTTTTTCCTTACCACAAGGGGCGCATGTTGTCAACGTGAATGAAGTGGAATGCCGGTTTGACGACGGGGCTATTGTTCCGGCGACGTTTTCCCTATCTCTGGAAAAAGAGGCAATCAAGAAGGAAGCTGTGGCTGCGGGCACGTTCATGAAGGCCCCGAACGGGAAGGAAACGAATCTGACGGAAGACCAGTGGCTTGCCGTGCGCACGGCGGCGTTTAAGAATTGGTTTGGCGATTGGGAGAAGGATCCGCAGAATGCTTCCAAGGTGGTGGACGAGAACGGGGAGCCGAGGGTGGTGTATCATGGGACATACGGTGATTTCACGGTGTTTGACAAGGCCAAGATTGGATCTGCTACTGATTATGGTATATGGGGTAGAGGATTTTATTTTACCAATATGGAGAATACTCCGTACGGGAACAAGAAGCTGGCTCTGTTTCTGAATATCAGGAATCCGTTTATTTTTAATGATTACAAGTCTGCTGAAGAGATAGGCGATTATTTAAATATTTGGGATGGGAATTTTCATGAAGATGACAGGTTTGGAATATTCCGGCCGTATGCGACAGGAGCGGCCCAGATAGCCGATAGTGCTCAAGAAAGAGGACATGATGGACTCATTGCTGTACTGGGTAAATGGACGGAGTACATTGCCTTTGAGCCGAATCAGATCAAGTCCTCCACGAACAACCGGGGGACGTTTGATCCGAAGAATCCGGACATTACGTTTTCCATTGTTTCGGCACAGGAACAGGGCTTGTTCCGGGACGGCCATTTTGAGGCGGGCAACGCTGTGATTACGGAACCGGGGGTGACGTTCTCCATTACTGCCCTGCATGCTTCCCCTCACAGTTTTCGCAAGTTTGATACGGCGTTCATGGGCAAGGGGGAAGGAGCGCAGGCGTATGGCTGGGGACTTTATTTTGCGGAAAATCCGGAGGTGAACCGGAGTTATCTGAACCAGTTCGCGCAGGACAAGGCGACATGGAGGTTCAGGGAGTTGGAGGCTTCCAATGTGGATGATATGGCCAGAGGGTTGCGCGACCGAATAGTTTTCCCGGAACATGTCAATCGGTTTGAACCAGGCGTGTTGGATGCCGTTTATAGTGTTCTTGGCGATTTGTCTGACGCCAGAGGGGATAAGGGGAAGATAGAAGCGATTAAGGAGGAATTGAGGGAAGATATCCGCATCAATGAAGGTTATTCTGACCAATATCCCCAGGCAAAAAGACAGGCCGATGCTGAAAATATAGCTTACCAATATTTGCTTGATCATCTGGACGAGATAGAGGTCAGGACGGGCATGCCTTCCAATTACCGCGTGGAGCTGAATGTGGAGGATTATTTGGACTTCATGGAAGGAGGGGAGCTGCTGTTTTGGGATAAAGGGTACGGCTCATCTACAACATCCAGAATAGGAGATTGGCTTCTGGATGAGGGCAAGGAAGAAGCGTATTCTTTGTTCAACGACAAGGATCCGGAAAATGGGTATTGGATGGGGGGCAAGATTTACCGCTCGTTGGAGGATGCCTTGGGAAGCCCCAGAGAGGCGAGCGAGTTTCTGTTAAGGCATGGAGTGAGGGGCATCAGGTACGCAGACGGTTTTTCCCGCTGGAAGGCGGAGGAGAAGCAGACGTATAATTACGTGATTTTTGACGGCAACGATATTAAGATTACGGCGTTTGCGGACGAGTCCACCGGGGGAGCGTGGGCGGATTATGAGGATCCGACGGCGAGTTTCTCTCTTGCCACGAGAGAAAGTGTCTGGGTGACGCTGGAGCGGGAGGCGCAGAAGAACCGTTTGGAGGTGCTGCGCAGCCAGACGGCAAAAGCGTTGGAGACATGGCGCCGGGTTTGCGCGGCCAACGATGTGAAGCAGGGAGACGGCGCGGAGGCGTTCGGAAGGGTCATGGCCGTGGTGGCTTCCATTTACAAGACGCTGCCGGAGGGGTACAGGTTTGGCCTTTACCCTTACATGAGAGCTGCCGAGAATCTTGCCACCCGTCTGGAGGACGGTCAGGCATGGCTTTCCGATGAGCTGAAGAAGGAGACGCTGATGGACGATACCAGCGAGCGCATGGATGCCGTGATTGACAAGCTGCTGGCCCGCACGCTGGAACAGGCAGACCGATATGCCGTCGACCAGATGCGGGCGGAGATGGTTGCCCGCATCAAGGCCGTGCAGCCGACGAAGAAGGCCAGCGGGAAGTTTAACAAGGGCAAGTTGAGCGCGGAGGATTACAGGCATTTGCACGGGATAGTCGCCATGATGAATACGGACCAGGAGGCGAAGGAGAAGCGAATGCTGGAGCTGGAGGGCGTGCTTTCCAGCAACCAGTCCACCGAAGAGGAACGGGGTGCGGCCGAGCTGGAATTGAAGGATTGGCACACGTTCGGATATCTGGCCGGGATGGGACTGGAGCAGACGCGCGCCTGCGCGCGCGCCCTTGCCCTGTTTATCACGACGGGACGGACGGCCTGGTCCACCCGGTTGGACGAGGAGAGGCGCCGGACGAAGTTCAAGGCCGAGAAGATTGTGGAAGGGCTTGGGCAGGCCACTCCCCAGGGAGGACGTGACGCGGAAGAGGATGCGAAGGCGTCTACGAGAACGAAGGCGGCCAAGTACCTGAAGTACGGTTTGCAGTCTTATTCCCAGCTGTTGAATGGATGGAAGAAGATTCCCGCCCTGCGCGGTCTGGCGCATGCCGAGGTTACTGCGATTGCCGAGGCGAATGTGGCGTTGAGGAATATGAAGCACGCCCGGGATCGGGAGGTGACGGCCCTGGTTAAGCGGTGTTTTGGCGTTCAGCGCACCAAAGATGTGGCAAGGGTTCTTTCCGATTTCAAGAAGACAGGGGATTCCGGCGTAGTGCTGAATCCGCTGGTGAAGGTGGAGCGCACCGTGAGGATCGCCGAGGCCCGCGAGTGGGTGGGGTTGTCTTTTGAGGAGAGGGAGGAACGACGCAAGGCAATCAGGAAGGAGTACAATGACCGGGGGCTTTCCGACGATAAGGCGTCCGTGCCGGAAGCGCTTATTCCGGAGATGCGCCGGCAGCTTGCCGAGCTGGATGAATTGGTGAAGGCCGGAGACGGACGGGCCAGAAGGAGGAAGAATATTACGGCGAAGGAGGAAGTGGTGCGCCCGGGCAGGAAGGGCGAGACGTTGAAGGTTTCCCGCGCCCAGGCGATGTATGCCATTTTGCTTTACGAGCAGGCCGAGTACGTGGAGACGATGCGGAATGAAGGCATTGGAGAAGCGGAGGTTGCCCGCCTGCGCGAGTTTGTGGGCGCCGAAGGGCTGGCGTTCGGCTACGGCCTGCGGGAGCTGATGAACCGGCAGGGAAAGCTGCTGGCCCGTGTGTATGAGGAGCGTGAGGGGGTTCCCTTCCCCGCGGTGGAGAATTATTTCCGGGCCGTGTTCCGGGCGGACCACAAGCTTGATACGAAGGCGTCTTTCGGGGAACAGACGAATGCCGTGGCCGGCGGGGCGAAGTACGGGATGCTGATTCCCAGGCGGAAGCACAATTTGCACCTGGCCTGGAATATGGATTGCGAGGCCGTGTTCCAGGCGGCGAGCGCCGAGGTGGAGAATTATATTTGCACGGCGGATATTACTGCCCGCTGGCGCGGCATTCTGGCGGACAAGGAGGCGGCAGCGTCCCTGAAGGAGCACATGGGGCGCCACGGGATTGATTCGCTGCGGCACTGGCTGGATGTGATCGACGGGGCCGGAGTGATGGAGGGGGGCGCCCTGCTGGCCGGAGCCCAGGCGACAAGCCGCTTCCAGAGCGCCAAGGCGGTGGCCCTGCTGGCCTGGAACGTGCTGACGATGCTCAAGCAGACCAGCGGCCTGATGCACGGGATGTTTGCCGGGGAGGTTGGCATGGGGAGTTTCCTGCTGCACCTGGGGCAGACGATGTCCATGACCGGACGCATGGGGGTGTTTGAGGTGATGAAGACGGAGGCTTTCCGGGCGAGGACCAATGACGCTCAGGCGGAGCTGGTGAGCCAGCTGATGGGGTATGCTTCCGATCAGAATTACACCGGAGCGATCAGGTTTTCCATGGCCGGCATGAGGGCTATTGAGAAGATGGACGTGTGGAGCAATGCCGTGTCCATGGCCGCCCTGTATAACGCGAAGTGGGCCGAGCTGGAAGAGGCAGGAAAAAGGACCGGCGTCCCGATGACGGATGATGAGATGCACGCCCTGTGCATGCAGAGCGTGACCCGGGCGCTGGAGCTGGTGGCCCAGCCGCTGACGCAGAGCCAGAAGAGCATGCTGGGGGCTTCCACGGGCCTGTTTGCGAAGATGGCCTGTTTTATGAGTTCCGAGGTGTTGAATAAGGTGGGGATGATCGTTTCTCATGTGAGCTCCGGGAATTGGGGGCAGGCTCTTGCTTTATATGGAATGATGTCCGTTGCCGAACAGACGGTGATTGCCCTGTGGCACGCCCTGCTGGATGACGAGGACGAGTGGGAGAAGAACGGCGGATGGTTCGGCGCCATGCTGGGGGCTCCTGTTGCCATGATTGGCGGGGTGCCGATGCTGGGTGCGGCGGTGGAGTTTGGCTACAAGCAGGCGACTGGACAGCGTATTTACGCAGGCACCGCGTCCGGAGTGATTGATTATTCCGCGATTTACCGGGCGGCCAAAAATACGTGGAAAGCCGTCACCGGGGAGAAGGAGATGACGTTTGCCGATTGGGCGGAATTGATTCTGCTGGATGCCAAGGCGGCCGCTTACGTGGCCGGAGCGGGCGCCGGGAGCCGCAGCAAGGCGGCTGATTCCGTGGCGTCCTGGCTCTTGTCCGTGGCTGGGGTGGCGAATTTGTCCAAGCCTGGGTTTAAGCTGGCGGAGTGATTCCAAAATATTGCAAGCTTGTGTTTCATTTTGTGCGCCATTATGGTGTGGACTCATGAAAGGCTTGCTGATTGCTGTTTGCGTTCTTCTGGGGGTGGCGCTGTTGCCGATGCCTTACGGGTATTATATGTTCCTGCGTTTAGCTGTCTGTGCTTATGCTGTCTTTGTATTTGCACAGGAACAGAAGAAGGGAGTTTGTTTTGGAAGCGTGTCAGCCGCCGCTATTGCCCTGCTTTACAATCCCATTTTCCGGGTGCATTTGGAGAAAGAGGTCTGGATGTGGGTGAATGCCGGAACCATTGTTCTTTTTTTGTCCATTATGGCGCCATGGTCCATTATCTGGAAGAAGGTGAAGGGTCCGGTTAAAGTCCTGTTTGTGCTTCTGGTAATTGCTTCCGCCGCTTTTGCTGTTGTCAAATATAGAGAGAATGAAAGGCTGGAGAAGGTGGCCACCCATGAGCGAATGCAACAGGAGCAGGCGAGAGCAAAGCAGGAAGAGAAGATGGAATGTTACAGAGCAAGGAAAGGATCGAATACCAAGGAGATGGTCTTGATGGATCTTGTGCTGTTTGCTACCGGAGATGAAGGGGCGAAAGAGAGATTCCGCGTACGTTGGGGCGAAGATGCTGTTTCCCTCCTTGATCTGGCTAGCGAACATGACCGGGCTTATATGCTTGGGAATCGCCTGA